ACGGAGTTCACGAAGTTCTTTCCCGGCTTGTTTGAGGTGTTGAAAGCTCGGTCGCCGTTTCTTTTAGTGGAAGGGGAGAACCTTCGAAACAAGGCGGCGGAAGAAGTGAAGGCTCGTTTAGTGATCAATAAAAAAGAGGGCGTGTAAATGGATTACAGCAAAGCCCTCGTCACCGCGATTCTGTCGCTTCCGCAAGACGAGGGGAAAAAGGCGTTCGAGCGTGCTTTGGCTCGCGGTGTCGGACCAAACCGCCTTCATGGCGAAGGCCTGCTCGCCTTCAATTTTTTGACGGAGTACGTAGCTAAATTCGGCGCAATGCCGATCCCCCAGCAGATTCACGGGAAGCTGGGCGTTTCACTTACCGATACCGATACCTTCATCTTCGATGATGCACCTCCGCGCTCTGCTGATTGGTTCATTGACGAGGTCAACAACCAACACCTCCATGTCAAAATTCAAGAAGGCCTGGAGCAGGTTCTCCGGCTGCAGGGCGATCGACAGCCGGCTCAGGCGTACACAGAGTTAGAGAAACTGGTCGTAGCTCTGCGCTCAGAGCAGATTGGGCTCTCAAACGTCGAGAGCTTGTTCAAGCTGGGCCCGGAGATCAAAGAGTTCTATCTAAAGATCAAAGAGGGTCAGCGCGGAGTTCTGACGCCTTGGGCCAAGGTCAACGACATCACGTTGGGCTTTTGGCCGGAAGACCTCATTCTGTTCGTGGCGCGAGCGGGCGTAGGTAAAACGTGGACTGCGGTGCTCTTAGCCTTGCATGCTTGGAGAACGCCGAAGCCGATTACGGGTGAGCAGCGTCGCGTGTTGTTCATTACGACGGAGGTTTCGCGGATGCGCATTGGGATGCGCTTCTACGCAGCTATGGAGCGGCTTCCTTACGGGGAGTTCACGCACGGGCACCTTGACAGCGCTTTCACGGAGCCGCGCTTTTTCAAGGCGGTGGAAGACCTCTACAACGCGGAAGGTCTGTACATCATTGGAGGCGATTTCGACTTTCAGATCGAGTCGGTCGCTTCGGCCATTGAGACTTGTAAGCCAGATCTCGTCATCCTGGATGGTGTGTACCTCTTGCGGGTGCAGGGGGCCAACCGCAACGAGCGTATGGCTAACGCCTTCGATGAGATGAAACGGTTGGCCAAGCGCAAGCGCGTACCCTTGGTCATCACGACGCAGTTCAACCGAGAGGTGAAGAAAGATCTGGCGAAGACGGTTCAGATGGAGTCCATTGCTCTCTCGGACGTCGGCGCTTGGAATGCTGATCTCATCTTCGGTCTCATTCAAGATGACGGAATGAAGAACGAGAAGAAAATGATCCTAAAAGCGCTCAAAGTGCGTGAGGGCTCGGGAGACGAGGTCATGGTCAACTGGAACTTCGATCGCATGGACTTTTCGGAGATAGTTACTTCTGGAGGGCAGGGCGGTGACGCAGACGAGTTCGGTGTCCCCAAGCTGGCAACGGATCCGCAGACCCCCTCGTCTGACCCTAACGACATGCCCTTTTAGCCATGGGTAATCCTGCAATCCCGACCATTGTGAAGCACATGACGGTAGCCATCTATCGTGAGGGGAAGATACCGGCCAAAACCAGAAAAGATCGCTTCCTGCAGTGCTTCGTGATCGCCAAGGCGCGGTGTTCGCAGTACGGCTTTATCGTTGTTCAGGGCAAGGACACCATCGCGCTTACAGGGAAAGGTCGAGCGGCGGAGTTGAGGCACAAATCGGAAGGGCGATCTAAAACGGTTCTTTTCGATACGCTATACGACGCATTTGATATGGACGGCAAAAAGGCCGCGGCAGCTAAGAAACTTCAGGAAGAGACGGCTGCACGAGAGGCGCAGGCAAAACAAGATACGGCGATCGAAAAGAAAGCCACAGCACCGCAGCCGGCCGCGAAGAAGCCTGCGGCTCCAGCCAAAGGCGCGCCCACTCCAAAAGCTCCGGCCAAGCCCAAGATAAAGCCCTACTCCAAGAAAGATCTGCTCTGAGTCCATGGATTGCGCGAACATAGAAAAACTGTTGCATGCCTTAGGCTGTGACAAGGTTCGCGTGGGCAGTACTGGTTGGGTCTACGCAACATGTCCGCTCGCGTTTCGTCACCTCAAGGGCAGCGACGCTAAGCCTTCCTTTGCGATTTCGATCGCTCCGGGAGGTGCCAGTCACTACAAGTGCCACGCCTGTCATTCAGTAGGGGAACTGCCTGGGTTGATCTGGGCCATTTCGAGTCATTACAAACGAGACATGACGGAGCTGATGAGACTCGTGCAAGTGCATAACGTACCCTCGCCTGATGACTTAATGGCGCGGCTGAAGCGCATCAATGAAGGCGGCGAAGGTAAAGGCTACAAGCGTGATGAGGATTCGAAAGTAGCTGGCGTACAGGTCTCTTCGCATCTTGCAGCGTCCGTCCCGAAAGACCTCAAATTTGAGACGCTTCCGGAAACCGCATTGGATGCGGTTAGAGTCGTGCCGCCCGACGTTATGGGTTACTTGCTCGGTCCTCGGCGACGTCTTACGCCGGAGAGCGTGAAGCAGTGGGAGCTGGGTTGGCATCCCGGTATGCGACGTGTAGCCATCCCGATTCGAGACTCTGAAGGGGCTCTGGTGGGTATCAGCGGTCGCGCCTTCTTTGATGCGCAGATGCCGAAGTACTTGCACTCCAGCGGGTTTCGTCGCGACTACTATCTCTACGGCGAGTATCGGGTGCAGCGCGGTGTGCGTGGGTATCTTTGTGAGGGTTTCTTTGACGTCATCTACCTGCGTCAGATGGGGTACAACGCGGTCGCGATGCTGGGCTCGCACTTGAGTCGATTTCAGGCTGAGAAGATATCGAAGTTCTTTTCGGAGATCGTAATCGTACCGGACGGGGATGACCCTGGGTATGAGGCGGCCGAGAAGGCCCGAGCTTCGCTAACAACGAAGCTGTCTACGACTGTTGCCAAGGTTCCGTATGGAAAAGATCCGGACGAATTGGACAATGACGAAATGATCGACATTCTCGGACCTGTTGATCCTTGTTCGGATTGACAATCAAAAATGGTAGTGGTACTTGGAAAGCTCCCCTCTAAGAGGGACACGAAGTAAATCTGTATTCTGTGCGGCGAAAGTGCCGAATTGGAGGCCAAAATGGCGGAAGAGAAGAAGAGCTGGTACAGCACCGGCTATGAGGGGATCGATCGTGAGAAAGAGCGGCTGGCGCGGCTTTCGGGCCCCAACCGTTTTTGGATGAAAGAAGGTACGACGCGCGAAGTCGTCTTCATCGATGACGATCCCTTCTGCTGCTACGAACACAACCCGAAGTTGAACGGGAAGTGGACCAACTGGTTCACGTGCTTGAAGGACTCGAACGACATCATCTCGTGTTGCGAGAAGCTCGGCGAAAAGACCCGGTACTACGTCGGGTACTACACGGTTGTCGATCTGACTTCGCACACGGACGCCAAGGGCAACAAGTATCAGTACGAGGTGAAGCTGCTTCCGACGAAGCTGAAGACCCTCCAGCTGATCCGCCGCAAGAAGCAGGACCGCGGCTCGCTCATCGGCTGCGTCTTCAAGGTGCATCGTGACTCGCAAGAGGATCCGAACTGCGGAGGCGAGTTCGAATTCCAGAAGGAAGGCGACCTCGGCAAGCTGTTCCCCCATGCGAACTACAAGGGCAAGAAGCTCGTCGAACTCTACAAAGAGGCGACGGAGAAGCCTGATACGCTTCAGCGTCTGAAGGACACGTTCCAGATGACCTTGGACTCCAACGGACATCCAGAGCCCAAGATCTTCTCGTTCAACTACATGTCCTTGCTCCAGCCGAAGGACCCGAAAGAGATTCGGAGCATCCTTGGTTCGGCCAGCATTGAAGCGTCTGGCGATGGAACGGAAGCCTCGGGCCCGGTCGACGACACCGTCCCGTTCTGAGGAGTTTCCTCGCGGTACCTAGGCGGTTCACCGCTGCCTGGGTACCGTGCGGTACTTATTTGGACGTCGGTGGTCGGGATCGGAGAGACGACATGGTCAAATTGCTCTTCGTTGTTCTTCATGAGAAAGAACAGCGGTTGGAGGTTGCTGTCGAGGATGCGACAGGTCGTAAACGACGTGTCGAGATTAACTGGCGCTCCAAGGAGCTAACGCCGGTTCCTTCCCACTGGTTTTCGATGGTCGAACAAGAGCTGAAGCTGCAGGACGACGAGGCCGCGCTTGAAGCTACAGGGAGGGTGTTGTTCTGATGCTTCTTGGGTTCTGTGGCGTTGCTGGTAGCGGGAAAGATACCGGTGCCAATTTTCTCGTTCAGCACGAGAACTTCGTTAAAGTTGCGTTGGCAGATCCTCTAAAGAGGATCTGTCGCGACACGTTCGCTTTTACGGATGATCAGTTGTGGGGTCCGAGTGATTGTCGGAACGCTCCTGATGAGCGCTATCTTCGTATACCGGGTGGCGACAAGCGCTACGACCCTATGATTGGTCGCACATCGATCACCGTCGCGGAGTACCTCACTCCTCGTTTTGCCTTGCAGCAGCTGGGTACGGAGTGGGGTCGTAACTGTTATGCCAACGTCTGGGTGGATTACGCGATCAGAACGGCGAAGAAGATTCTTGGCCCTCCTAATGAGCATGGCAATCCCTACGGCTATAACGCTAAGACGGGGGTTTCAGATGAGTCGGGTCTTTGCGTCCGGTTTTCTGGCGTTGCCATCAGTGATGTGCGCTTTCAGAACGAGATAGATGCGATTCGCCGCGCCGGGGGGAAGTTGATTCGTCTGCTTCGTGGAGCAGGTCTGTCAGGGGCGGCAGGGGAGCATCGCAGCGAAGCAGAGATACGTGAGATCCCGGACTCAGAATTCGACGTGGTCATCGATAACAACGAGATGACGCTGCCCCAGTTTGAGGCTCACGTTCTTCAGGTTGTGCGGTCCTTCTCGCGATGAACGTAAGGGTGGGTGAATGGGCTTGGATTCCAAAGTCGGAGCTAGCGTTCTCCGCGCTTCAGGCAATGAAGCACTCGCTCACGATTTATCCTAAAAGGATCACCGGTTTCGGGACAGACGACGACAAGGAGGACGAAGGCCCTATCGAGTTGTTCACGGAGACGGACACGGAGATCGGTGTCGCTCGTGAATACTTCTTGAGCAATCGTCGCGGCGAACACGAGATTCGTTACGAGTTGTCAGACGGCTCCAAAGCTTCATGGCCGGGCAATGTGGCCTTCACCAAAGAAAAGACACTCCGTCCCGAGCAACAGACCGGCTTGCTAGCTGTTTTGACTGCGTTTCGTGGAGGCAAGTTAGGCGGCATGGTGAAAGCCGCTCCGGGATGGGGCAAGACGACGTTTGCCTGTGCACTTATCGAGCGTCTTCAGATTCCGACGTTGGTGGTGGTTCACAAAGAGTTCCTGATGAGTCAGTGGATGGAGCGTATCGAGGAGTACCTGCCTGGTGCTCAAATCGGTATCGCTCAGCAGCAACGTTGTGAGTACGAAGGCAAGCACGTCGTCATCGGGATGGTGCACTCGCTCGCGCGCGGTGGGTACCCGAAGGCGTTCTACAAGTGGCCGGGCCTAATGATTGTGGACGAGGCGCATCGCATTGGAGCGCGAACGTGGGCTCCCGTACCCGCGCTCTTTCCGGTTCGCTACCGACTGGGTCTGTCTGCCACTCCACGTCGGAAGGACGGCGCCGACAACGTTTTTCACTATCACCTCGGTCCCCCTCTCTTCGTGGCCAAGGAGCAGCGGCTCAAGCCGACGATCAAGCGCGTCTACACCAAGTTCAGGCTGGTCAAGACGCCCAATTTCAACCCCAACCTGGCCCCAGAAAGCCTGATCTTACGTTTCCTCTGCGCAAACGATCAGAGGAACAGGCGTATCGTGGAACTACTGATCGAGGCGGTCAAGGCTGGGCGGAAGCTATTGATCCTGTCCAAGAGGCTCAACCATTTGACCCGGCTCGAAGCCATGTTTAACCGCGAGTGGCGCGACGAGAAACTTGGACCTCCCGTATCAACAGGCTTCTACGTCGGCGGAATGACTGAAGACGAGAGGTACCGCTCTTCATTGTGCCGGGTGGTGTTTGCTACTGCTCAGTTCGCATCGGAAGGGTTGGACATCCCCGCGCTCGATACGCTTTTTTTGGTCAACCCCATGGGCGATGTGGAGCAGGCGGTAGGCCGCATCCTGCGTCCATGTGAGGGTAAGAAAAATCCCGTTGTTGTCGACATGCGGGACGACCTCGTTTCCTTGTTCGAAGCCTACGCCAAGAATCGAGAGAAGCTCTATGCACGCATCACTTGACAATTCTTTGACAATCCTCCACCCTCACAGAGAAGGCAGAGAGTGGATAAACGATGAGCGGCTTTTCGTTTCGGGATTGGTACGCAGCCAATGGCGAGCGGCTGAATGCGCAGCGCAAGGCCAAGTATCACAGCGACCCTACGTATCGAAAGCAGGTGCTGGAGACGAATCAGGAGAGTCGTCTCAAGCGCAAGAAGTCGGCGAAGGCGCAGCGCAAGGTGGAAACAAAAGCTGTTCGTTTGAGGCCGCACGAGAAGCGCTTCAAGACAGTGAGTGCGGTTATCGACGGTGTTTCGGAGAAGCTGTTTACCATCGGGGCGCTGGCAAGGGCTCTCGGGTGCAGCATTCAGGCGATTCGCTTGTGGGAACGGCAAGGGGTCATTCCCGCAACGCCGTTGCGCACGGGCACCGGTCAGACAGGGGACCGCCTTTATACCGAGGCGATGGTCGACAGCATACGAACAATCCTTTTGGCGCAGGGTCGGTTGCGCGACCAAGCGGTGAAAGAGCGGCCGAAAGATCGAGCCTTGTTGCGCTTTATCCGTCTTTCAGACGGGCAGGTGAAGCAGGTATCCCTGTATCTGATTGGGGTTTTGGCCCGACACGTCGATCGCAATGTGGTGACGTTAGAGCAGTTGGAGGCGAAGGGCTTCCTCCCTCGAACTCCGTTCCGTGCATCTTCGGTAGGGCGTCGTCTGTACTCCGGCGCGATGATCAACGCCGTACGGAAAGCCTTCAAATCTCGTGGCGGAGAAATTCGTGGAGAGCCGGCGTGGAAAGAGTTCCATGCCGATGTGTTGGCGCAGTGGACGGCTCAGGGTGTGATGGACGCGGTATTGATCGAAGCGGCTCCCAAGAAAAAGGGTGTCGCCGATGACCGCGAAGACGACCGCGAAGCCGGAGCCCTCCCGAGCTGAGCAGCATATTCCGACTGTCGCCTTTGTTCAGCGGCAGTTCTTTCGCGGCAAAGAGCCGACTTCTGAACTCGAAGTTAAAAACGAGACCCTTCAGGTCCATCGGTTTTTAACGGAGCCTGCGAAGATCAACGTGTCCATGGGGTTGACACTCAACCTGGGCAACTTCGAGGCGGCGCGTATTGATGTTGGGTTGGTGGTTCCTTGCTATCGCGAGGAAACGGATGACGCGTACGTCTACGCCAAGAAGTGGGTAGAAACACGCCTTGGAACGGAAGTGCAGGACATCCGGGCCAACAAACCGAGTTTATTTTAAGGAGTTTTCCATGGCGGCACGCAAGAAGACGGAAAATGTGGAGTCTGAGTCGCGTGCGACCAAAGTCTTGGCCAGCGAAGCACTCGCCAAGATCCTCAAAGCCCACGGATCAGAGATTCTCATTCGCGCATCTGATCACCGCCATCAGGAGGTGCCGCGTATCCCTTCGGGCATCATGATGCTGGATTGGGGTCTGGGTGGTGGTTGGCCGGCGGGCCGGATCAACATCATCTACGGGCATAAGTCCTCGTCAAAAACGACGACACTGATGAAGACCATCGCGAACGCTCAGAAGATGTGCGCCGCTTGTTTTACATTTCCCAATGTCGACCTTGCTACGGGGGAAATTGGGGAGTGCAAGTGCGGAGAATTTCGTGAATCGGTGTGCGCCTTCATCGACGTGGAGGGCACGTTGGACATGAAGTGGGCGAGGAACTTGGGGGTTGATCCTGACCGCTTGCTTCTCTCTCAGCCTGAATTTGCGGAGGCTTCTCTCGACATTGGGGAGGCTCTGATTCGAAGTGGTGAGGTGGACGTCATTGTCCTCGACTCGCTGGCTTTTTTGACTCCGGCCAAGGAGATCGAGGAGTCTGTCGAGAAGGAAACAATGGGTGTTCAGCCGCGCCTCATCGGTAAAGGCATTCGCAAGTTCAACGCCGCGTTGAGCGCAGTTAAGAACGAGCACGGTCGCTACCCCACCGTTTTCTTCACGAATCAAATCCGTATGAAGCTGGGTGTGATGTTCGGGAACCCTGAGACTCAGCCGGGAGGGATGGCGCCGGGGTTTGCTGCGACAACAGAGGTCAAGGTTTGGCCCGGCAAGTACTTGATCGATGAGAAGACTGGTCGGCCAGTACATGTCGACATCAACTTCCGAATCGAGAAGAACAAGAGCGCGCCGGCTAAGATGGAAGGCGAATTCCGGCTCATGCTCACGGATACTGAGACCAAGCACGCCGGGGACATCTACGAAGAGGACGCTATCGTCAACATGAGTCAGAAGTTCGGACTCCTTGAAGGACATGGGAATTCGTGGACATGCCTAGGCGAGAAGTACGGGGGCAAGTCGGTCATCGAGCGCAAGTTGCTGACAGATCCGGCATACAAGAAGACGTTGAAGGAAGCCCTGATGAAGGTGCTCCTTGCGGCTTGAGCCCCCGTGTCGAGCCTTGTCCGAAGTGCCCAGGACAGATGGTGGCGCAAGACGTGGACCCGGACTGGATGGGTTATCCGGTCCGCTTTCTGTGGCGTTGCGGAGGTTGTGCTTACGAGGAGATGCGTGTCGATGACTTCGCCGCCGACCCCTAGGAAGCGTCCAGTTCCTAAATCCATGGACCCGAATTACGACCGCTATCGTCGCTCCAAGAAGCATGAGGAGCGTTTGGGTAAGCAGTTGGGTGGAAGGCGCCTGCCGCGGTCGGGGGGTGTTTCTTGGTCTAGGTGGGACCTCTCCAAGGCAACCGGGTCCAACATGACACTGGATGGGGACATTTCAACACCCTCGTTGCATCTGGAGCACAAGCGAACAGACGGGAAGTCTATTTCCGTGGCTAAGGACTGGCTAACCAAGGTGTCCGAGGGCGCTCGTCGAGTGGCTAAAGACCCTGGCGTCGTTCTGACCTTCGAGAAAAAAGGCCAAAAACCAGAGGACTGGGTTTTGATTCCTTTGGAGATCTTGGAACGACTGCTCAAGCAGGCTCAGTAAAATGCTGGTGAAGATCGACAAAGACGGTGCCAACATCGTTCCAGACGGCGCCGCTAAGGTGCGCGTCTGTTTTGAGATGGATCAAACCGGATCGAATCTAGAAGCGGTTTTCGAGTGTTTGGCTTGCGGCGACTTGTTAGTGTCGCAGGGCACGACTAAAGTGCGTTGGACCTGTCCTTCGTGCACCTACGAGCTTCATCCGATGGAAGCTGCGCTCGTAGTTAGACACGCGCGATTTCTTCTCGACCGGATGTCGGAGGTCTTGGTTCCAGTCAAAGGTAAGAAACAATGGGTTTGGGTAGTGTGGTTGCTGCGGCTTCTTCGGCTCAAGGCAGCCTAAAAAAGCTCATTCGCCTGCGTTTGGCGGAAGACCGAGAGGTGCCTTGGCTTGACGAGAAGTCGTATCTACGGGTCTCGGCTTTGGCCGACCTTTGTCCTCGTGAAGAGGTACTAGCCTCTACCTTTAAGGTGGCGCGCCGCCGAACAGTGGACCCAGACCTGGCCCTAATTTTCGCGCATGGGCACGCGCTTCACTACATTCTGCAGAACAAGGTGTTGGCGGAGACGGGGGCGCTTCTAGGTATCTGGCGTTGCGTGGAGTGCGCCAAGCAGTTCGGTAAGCTGGACGGCAACATCTCTGAATCTCAGACGCTGGTTCGTAAGCCCAAGAAGTGTGAATGCGGTTGCGAGGACTTTCATTATCGCGAGCAGCACTTCATCAACGAGGAGTACCGCATTGGTGGGCACCCTGACGGGTTTCTAGTGCTTCAAGGGATGCCGGGGATGGGGATTGTCGAGTGCAAGTCGATAGGATCACGCGGTGCGTGGGAAGTGCGCCAAACCCCCAACGTCGGTCATGTCGTTCAGGCTCAGTGCTACATGTGGCTCTCGGGTTTGCAATGGGCGAAGATCTTGTATTGGGAGAAGGGTGGGAACGGAGCCTCTGCTCTTATCGAGCACACGATTGAACGAGACGAGGACACTCTCGATCAGGTAAGGCTACTAATTCGATCTATCTGGGACGGCATCTCCATAGGTCATTACCCCCAACGAATCTGTACTTCGGCGTCCTGTCCTAGAGCTGCAAAGTGCGCGCTGGTGGGGCCTTGTTTTGAGAACCCCTAGGAGTCACGTGTCCAAGTCGGTAGATCTCCAAGGTCTGGTTGTTCGTCCGGTTCCGCCGGAGCTGCTGGACAAGGTCGTTTGTACGAACTGTCAGGAGAACCCTGCACGCTGGGACTTCGGTGAAAAAGCAGAATGGAACTACACCTGTTCTTTTTGCTTTCTGTACAAACTGAAGTTGTTGTGTGATCAACGATCGAAGATCGATTGGTTGATTCGAGAAACGGAGAAGGTTCGCGGAGTAGCCTTCCTCTGTCACGAGAACGGGATCCTATCCAAAGAGGTGGACGCGGACTGCATTGCCTTCGCGATTGTTGCAGGGAACAAAGTGTTCGATGCTCGGCAGCAGCGTCTAGGGGGTTCCAGATGAGTAAGAGCGTGTATCTGTTGGGAGTAGATCCCGGTCTCGCCAACATGGGTTGGTCCGTCCTTCAGTTGCTCCCAGATCTGGAAGTCCTCGTTGATTGTGGTGTTCGACGCACTGAAAAGTCGAATGCCAAGCGGAAGGTGCTGGCTAGCGATGACAACCTGCGTCGGGCACGCGAGATGGCGGCCGAACTCGATCGAGTCTTCAACCGCTTTCCTATTTCGGTGGTCTGCGCCGAGTCTATGAGCTTCCCGCGGAATTCCTCAGCTGCGGCTAAGATGGCGATGTGTTGGGGTTCGTTGGCGACGTTTGTTCAGCTTCGGAATCTACCGATCGTTCAGTCTTCCCCTCAAGAGGTCAAGAAGGTGTTGTGCGGGAATAAGAGCGCGTCGAAGGAGGAGATCGGCGCAGCGGTTAGAAACCGTTACGGGAATGCCGAGAAGCTGCTAGAGGCTGTGACTCCCTCAGTTCGAGAACACGCGTATGACTCGATGGCGGCGGTTGTTGCAACGTTAGAGAATAGCGAAGTCATTCGCGCGCTTCGAAGCATGGCCGCATGAATCGCGGCATCAATAGGGTCGCGATTTCGGGGGAAGTAGCAGGCCGCTTCAGCTTTAGCGAGACCACGAACAGTAGTGCTGCGGCTTCCTTTTACGTGCTCTGCGAACGGCACACGCATGATTCTGTGGTTCGAGTTCGGGTGAAAATCAATGCGTATGGTGGAGGTCTCGTAACCGTCTTGCGAGTCAAGCTTGTATTGGGGGCTTACGTGCTTGTAGATGGGGAGCTGATGAATCGGAAGGGTCAGCAGGAAGAGCTGATCGAGGTTCGGGCTACTCAAATTATTTTTCCATTGGAGGGTCGCAATGCAACAAGAACGCTCTGAAGGTCTTACCGTCATCGAGGGGGGCAAGAGCGACCCCACGACTGCTCTGGACTTGTCCGATCAAAGTGGGCCGGTAGTAGGCTCCAAGGCTTGGTCGACGAAGGTTCGTCGTCGCGCCAAGGAGTTGGTGCAGCTCTTTGACTCGGGTTACATGGAGCTGGCTCGTATTTTTTACCAGGTCTGGGACACACCTGTGATGGGTGATGCGCGTCGGGCGGCTGTCTTTACGGCTTGGGGCTTCGAGAGCTTCAAGGACTACGCCGAACGCGAACTAGGGCTGCATTATAAGAAGGCCGAGCGCCTTCGTCGCATCTGGTTCGTTCTGGAAGTGCAGCTCAAAGACCTTTCACCTGAACTGAAGCAGCGGGTGGTGAATCTCGGCTATTCGAAGGTTCGCGAGCTGATCAAGGTTCTTACTTCTCGAAATGCCGAGGTGCTCATCTCGCAAGCCGAGACGATGAACTACAAGCAGCTGGAGGCCACTGTGGCGGACGAGAACCGCCGTCGTGGAGTCGCGGAGGCTGAGTTGGGTGCGGGGGAGGATGACGACGGTGAGCCGCTTGCTGCGCTTCCTGAGGCCCATGTGGACGACACCAACGCGGTTCATGAGAAGCCGACTCGGGAAGGTTTTGACCTTTTTCCGGCGCAGCTCGTGAACGTCCGTTTGGCGCTTTCACGGGCGTCGGAGCTGGCTCACTCTGACAAGAGGGGCCACCAACTCGATCTCATCTGCACCGATTTCATCGCGACGAACGACAGCATGGCTGGCGATTCCGACAAGCGTTTGCGTTACATCGCTAAAATCGAGCGAACGCTCGGTGTGCGCCTGATGGCGGTAGACCCGGAGTCGAAAGAGATCATCTACGGAATCGACACTCTGAAAATCATCGCGGGTGACTGAATGCTGTCTATTTCCAAAGCCGTCCTGAAGGAAGAACTAACCCTCGCTCAACGCATTCTCAACAAGTGGCAACTGCGGTTGGATGAGGGTATTCCTGGCGTCGACATTCCTGCTGGGGATGAGCTGCAGTTCGAAGCCTTTCGCAAAGAGATGGTGGGTGAGTTTCAGCTCATAGCCTCCAAATTCGATGGCCTAGCGAACATCATGGCGGAAGATCAAATGGCCTAATTCGTCCTGAAAACGGGTCGATTTCGAGCACGGTTCGTGCTTGTATTCGATCTATGGGTAGGAAAAAGGCATCGGTAGAGGCGCAGGAGCCGGAGACTGCAAAGGTTTCTGCAGATCCCAAAAAGCGGAACATCGACTTCAAGTGGGTTCCGATAGACCAGATCATTCCCAACAGCTGGAACGTCAACACGCAGGACGAGATAACGTTCAACATCCTGCAAGACGAGATCGCTGAGGTAGGGCTAATTGATCCGATTGAGGTCGTAGCTCTAGAAGAAGACGTGTACGTCATTTTGGGTGGTGAGCACCGCTGGCGTGCGGCTAAGAACCTAGGCTTCGAGGAGGTCCCCTGCATCCTTCTCACGGATACGAAGTGGAAGGATCAAGACCTTCAGAAGTTCGTGACGGTGCGTCTGAACGTTATCCACGGCAAGGTCGACTCTGACAAGTTCGTGGTGCTCTACAACGAGCTGGCCCAGAAGTATGGGGCGGACTCGATGCAGCGCTTGATGGGCTATGCGGATACGCAGCAGTTCCAGAAGATGTTGGGTTGGGTGAAGAAGGGGCTCAAGCAGTCTTTGCCCAAGGAGATGGGGCAACAAATCGAGGATGCAACCAAGGAGGTCAAGTCGGTGGCGGACCTCTCCAAGATCATTCAAGACCTGTTCAACAAGTACGGTGAGACCGTCAATCAATCCTTCATGGTGTTTACCTACGGCAAGCAGCAGCATGTCTACATCGCGATGGATGCGAAGCTGCGAAAGTCGATGGACCGGGTCATGGAATGCTGCCGGTTCACAGGACAGGACATCAATGACTTCCTGAGACCGATTTTTGACGAGTTTACGAAGAAGGCTGCAATCGATATTGAACGGAAGAAACAAGAGGAAGCGGTCAACGGGTCGAGCGCCGTTGCTAGTGCCAAACCAGAGTGGTAGCTTCGAAGTTTCGTGGGCCATCCATGAAACAGAATCTCGAACAGATGCGGTCCTTGCTTCATTCAAGCGGGCTGTTGGCTGATACTGGGCCGGACGAATTCTGCTTGGTTGTGGTTCCTTCGCAGCGCGTTCGTGCGGGTAAATTTGCAATCCTGCTCCAGGACAACGGCGTGCGCTGTCGCGCTCTCGGTCACGGAGACGGTAAAGTGTGTGATCAGCGTGGTGTGGTGTCCAAAGTTCGAGGAATCTTGGTTTTGGCTGTACACCGCAGTGACGGCAAAAAAGCGGAACTGTATGCCCGCCTATTCGGGGTAACGGCCGTGCCGGTCGAACGAACAACCCCCGATAGCGATTCGTCCTAAAGATCTGATTTTTGAATCAGCAAGGTCGAACTTCGATCTCGATCTTGACTTCGATGGATTTTCCATCGTAGTGTCACTCCTTGCGTGTTGATCTTCTTCGGATTGTTCCAATTCAACAAGATCAATATGTATGAGCGGCTCCGAGGTTTTCTCGGCTGCTCTACAACCAAGCGGTTTGACACCGCGCACTGAAGGAAGAATCCGATGGCCGCTAAGAAGAAGAAGACAGCGAAAAAGGCCGCGCCGAAGAAGGCGGTCAAGAAGGTGGCAGCCGCCAAGAAGACGAAGGCGAAGAAGGTCGCCCAGGCGAAACCGGCCCGTAAGAAGGCAGCACAACCCACGAGCGGTCAAAGCGGACCGCCTGTTGATCTCGCGAAAGACAAGCTCAACAGCAAAGAATCACGTGTTGTGGCGGTGTTGGCCGGGGATGCCAATCCGGTCCCCATCAACGCTTTGGCGACCAACTGCTTTGCCGACCAAGCCTCCTCGAAGGCAAACTCTTGGGTGAGGAACTCGCTCCGGCGCCTCGTGCGCGGCAAGTGGGTCGACAAGGTGGGCAAGGGCACGTACCGCCTGTCCAACACCGGTCGCGCTCTCTTGGAGTCGCAAGCGGCTGCCGCTCAACCTGCATGAACACCTATGAGGTTGTCAGGCATGCGGAGCGTCTTCCGGCCATCGCGGAAGAGATAGCCCAAGCCGAGGTCATCAGCCTCGACTTGGAAACCACAGGCCTGACTCCTCATTCGTCCAAGATACGGCTTCTCAGCATCAACACCGGGAAAGGGGTCTACGTCATCGACGCGTTCGCGACGGGGACCCTAGAACCGGTCATTCAAGCGCTTCGTGATTCGAAAGGTGTGAAGGTTGGGCACAACCTGAAGTTCGATCAGAAGTTTTTGCTGCACTACTTTGATCTGGAACTCTGGCCCATCTTTGATACCTACCGCGCGTCTTGCCTTGTCTATAACGGGCAATTCATGGGGAAAGGAACACAAGACCTCTACGCTTTGTATTCGCGTGAGTTGCAAATCGGACCTGAAGCTCCAGAAAATGGAGCCTCCGATTGGACCTCGCCTGTTCTCAATCAAGGGCAGCTGGATTACGCCGCCGAAGACGTCATTCACTTGCCCAAGCTGCGGGATTCGCTGAAACCCAAGCTTCGAGAGAACCGTTTGAACTCGGTCGCGATGATCGAATTCCACGCGATTCTTCCAGAAGCGGCCATGGAGCTGGCGGGGTTTGCCTTCGACAAGGAGGCTTGGCTTCGGTTGGCCGAGTCGAACGGTGTTCAAGCGAAGAAGCTCCAACGTGAGCTGCTCCATGAGCTGCCGCATCCGGCAAAACAGATAGCTCTTCCCGGCTTCGATCCCGACTTCAACTTGAACTCGCCCGACCAACTACTCAAGTCGTTGCGGATGATTGGGTTGCGGATCGACAACACCAGCGAGATTACGCTGGCCATGTGCGCTAAAGACTTCCCCATTATCAAGAAGATCTTGGAGTGGCGTGGCTACTCGCAGTCGGTGAAGACCTTCGGTGTCGAGTATCTGAAGCACATCAGTCCGGTCACTCAGAGAATCCACACCAACTACTACCCTTTTACGGGAGCCGGTCGTTACGCCTCCTCTGACCCGAACCTGCAGCAGATTCCCAGAAAAAAGGAATTCCGCGCCTGTTTTCGCGCACCGCCTGGTAAGAAGTTGGTCGTTTCCGACTATTCGCAAATCGAGTTGCGAATAGCCGCTGAACTGGCGGAAGACGAGACGTTGATGGGTGTCTATCAGCGCGGCGAAGACGCGCATGCTCAGACCGCCAGTCTGGTTTCCAACATTCCTCTAGATCAGGTAAAAAAAGAACAGCGGCAGATGGCGAAGGCTGTTAATTTCGGATTGATCTACGGAATGGCGGCACCGAAGCTCGTTCAATACGCCCAAGCCAACTACGGCGTTTCCATGTCTGTTCCAGAAGCCGAGACTTTTCGAAACCGTTATTTCGAGGGCTATGCAGGGATAAAAAGCTGGCATCGAGACATCTTTAGCGACCACAACAAGCGCAGCGGGATGACGCGAACAGTGGCTGGCCGGCTACGCTACCTCAAGCCCGAGTCCCACAATGAATTTGCAAATACTCCGGTGCAAGGAACTGGAGCCGATGGTTTGAAATGCTCGCTGTGGCTCGTGTATGAGCGAATGAAAAAGTACAACGGCGCCGCTCGGATGATTCACATGGTCCATGACGAAATCATTGTCGAAGCGGACGAAGATCCTGATCTCCTTAAGTCGGTGCAACGGGATCTTGAAGAAGGCATGATTGAGGGGATTCAGCCCATGCTGCGTAAAGTTCCTGTCGTAGTTGAAGGAGGAATCGGCGAGAGTTGGGCAGAGAAGTGATTTTAGCCTAGAATACGGGGAGTTGAGGAGATCCCTGTGGAGCCCACACGAATGCCTGGCGTCAAAGCAAAAAGATCCTACCGCATGCGGCCTCAAAGCCGAGAGCCTGGGCAGGGGCGCATTCGGAAATTGACCTGCTTTGATGAGGTGTACGGGCGCATCTTGGAGGGGTGGCCCCTCTCTGAGGTGGCTCGCTTCATTCAGGATGTCAAAAAAGAGGCGACCGATCTCACACGCGGAAGTCTGATGCAGTCCTTGCAGGACTTCCGTGGGACCATCCCGCCTGCAGAACTTCTGAAGAAGCGCCTGACCCCTGTTTTTGTCGATGCCGCTAAAGAGGTCGAGGAGGGGCTAGACGAGCTGAGAGAAATAGAAAAGCTCTACAAGCTGCAGATGCGCCGCATTGATATTGATGTTCAAAACGAGAAGAACATCAAGAAACTGCTTCCTACGACAGGACAAGAGGTCCGTATCGCGAGAGAGATCTTGTCTACCTATGCTGATCTGAAGATGGATCTTGGCTTGTCTAAGAGACATCTAGGTCATATGGACGTGGATGCTCGTGTGATGGCCGATGTGGCTCTTCGGTACAACAAAACCGAAGTGCAGACCGTGCTCAGCGATCCTCAGTCGCGTAAAAAAGTCCTGAGCTTGGTAGAGAGGCTCATGTCCAAATCGGCTGGAGCCTTGGTTCAGGAACCGGTAGCGCAGGCTGTTATGGACGTGGAAGGGGAGCCTGTTGAAACGGTGGTGCTCGACGAAGAGCCTTTCGAGGGGAACTTGTTGGCGGAAGAGGACGAGTTGGACCCTCTAGCGGAGCCCATCGCTCCTTTGCCTGAAGAAGACTGATGCCGATCCTTCTTAAAAATGGACGCGCGCGAAGCGAGCGGACTCCGGAAGAGGTGGAGGACTTGCTCCGCAAGGAGATGGAGCATCTTACGCCGGCCGAACGCGCGACTCTTGAGATCGTTCTCAAGGAGATGCAACAGAAGGCGCCGCAGGCACAAGAGCGGCGGCTCATCGATGTCCTCGGAAACGCGGAGTACAACACCCCTCCCGTTGACATCATGACCTTCATCAAGGACCCCTATTACTTGGGTGCTACCTGCGACGGTGTCTATCCGAAGCTGAAGGAAGATCTCGTCGAACTGTTTGAAGGCGGCTACTACGTTGAGGCGATTTTTACGGGGTCGATCGGTTGGGGTAAATGTGTGCATAGTACAACTGAGGTATTCGATCTGTCTTCGGGCAGACGGAGAACAGTTGCAGAAGCTGGTGAGTTCTGCGTCCCTTCCATGGACGCGAAAGGTAAGATCCTAAGCAAAGCCGCAAAGGCTTTTCCTTCAGGTAGAAAGTCCTGCGTTCGGCTGATTCTTGCCGGAGGCCAGCACCTCATACTCAGCACCGACCACAAGGTTTTCACTTCTCGTGGTTGGGTTGAAGCCGCTTTGATTGGCGAAGGAGATCTTGTAGCCACACCAAGATCTATTCCGGATCCGGAACGGTTCTGTGATGTGTCGGAGGATGAAGTAAAGCTGGCGGCCTATCTTCTCTCTGATGGCGGCTGCACGCACAGCATCACGTTTACGAATGAGACGCCCAGTATTTTGGATGAGTTCGTGGGACTTGTTCGTACCGTAGGGTCGATTCGCAACGGCCTACCGCCCGATGCTCGTCCTGCCGCTCGTCAGAATGCTGGCAAGGCTACGACACTTAATGTGCGCGGGGTTATGGCCTTCGTTCGTAGGTGGGGTTTGGATGACCACTCACGGGAAAAAAGGGTTCCGGCCGAATTTTACGGGTTACGACGTGAACACCTCTCGGCCTTCCTCAATCGATTTTGGGCCTGTGATGGATCTCTTTCCGTACGTGCACCGGCGAAAGCAGAAGTCACTCTAGCGTCGGAGGGTATGGTTGACGATCTTCGATTCATGTTGCTTCGGTTGGGCGTCCACGCTCGAAAGTACCCGAAGACGAAATTCTACCGTACGCCTTCCGGCGAAAAACGTTCCTTTGCGGCTTGGTCGTTAACGGTCACCGGCGCCTCTAATCTGCTTCATTTCCTGGATGTTGTTGGGCCGGTTCTAGGGAAAGAGGCGACGTGCGAGGCGCTACGAGATGCGTGCTCGGGGATCAAATCGAATACGAACACGGATGTAGTGCCTGTCGGTTTTGACGAGCTTAAAGAGATTCGACACGAGCTAGGCAGCCAGGGTTCTGGTCTAACGGCGCGATTTGGGTGTCCCGAGGGCCAACTTTTCAGTCGTGCTCGGTTCGAGCGCTTGTGCGAGGAGACGCTGTATCAAGGCGAGCACGCTTGGTTGGCTCAATCCGATCTTCTTTGGGAGCACGTATCTTCCGTCGAACCTTATGGAGTGGCCGACGTTTACGATCTGTCAGTGAACGAGACTCACTCTTTTGTTGGCAACGGGATGGTGCTCCACAACACCTTCCTCGCTTCGATCGGGCTATGTCGGATTCTCTACGAGCTGTCTTGTATGAAGGATCCGCATGCCAGCTTCGGTCTGGCGAAGGACACCAACATCGCGTTGGTCTGTTTCTCTGTCAGCGAGGCGTTGGCCCAGAAGGTTGTCTACGAGAACATCGTTACGAAAATCAAAGCCAGTCCTTACTTCCAGGAGCACTTTCCGTTTGAGCCTACGAAGAAGGAGCTTCGATTCCCTAAGGCGGTCTGGGTGGCACCTCGCGCTTCGACCGACACTAGCGCGCTCGGCTTGAACACGATTGCTGGAATCATTGACGAGTCCAACTTCCTAGCGAAGCGCAAGACAGTGCTAGGCGAGGAGAGTCGAGCTGAGACGCTCTACAACACGATTAAGCGTCGTATGAAGAGCCGTTTCGAACGGCAGGGTAAGTTGCCGGGCATGCTCTTCGTGGTCTCCTCAAAGAAGACCAACGACGACTTCACGGCCAAGCGAATCAATGAATCGGTCAATGATCCGACGACGTTCGTTCGCGACTACGCTCTTTGGGACGTCAAGCCTGAGGACTATTTCAAGACGAAGCGCTTCTGGGTGCTTTGCGGTAACGCTGAAACAGCGTCCAAGATCTTAACGGATGAAGAGGGGGAGCATTACAGGGACAACATTCCTGAAGGTTCTGCTGTCATCGATGTGCCGGAGGATTTCCGTCACGACTTTGAAGTGGACCTAGAAGGGGCCATTCGTGACATTGCGGGCGTAGCAACGGTCGCCGTTCACCCCTTCATTCAGCGTCGAGAGAAAATTAGAGAGGCTGTAGATCCTTCCCGCAAACACCCCTTTTCAACCCTCGTTTACGACATGTCGAAGGGCGGTCGTTTTCTTTGGGATGAGATGGTGGCGATGAAGACGGAGAAGGCTCCGGGTCGGGTGGAGTTCCAGCGACTACGCCCCATCATTAGCCCTCATGCCGCGCGTCACATTCACATCGACATTGGTTTGCGGAAGGATGCCTTGGGGCTCTGTATGGGCCATGTGGCGGGCTGGAAAGATGTTCGTCGTAGGACGGATGACGGCCGTGAGTTCGCCGAACGTGCTCCCATTTACATCATCGACTTGGCGCTTCGAGTAGTCCCTCCGATAGGCGGGGAAGTCTTGTTGTCGGAAGTTCGGCATCTGGTCTACGATCTGACCGCTCACGGCTACATGATCACCAGTGTGACACTGGACCAGTTTCAATCGGCTGACTCGATTCAAACGTTTTCCTCGCGTGGGTACCAGTCGGGTTTGCTTTCCGTAGACACGACAGCAGCGCCTTACGACACGTTGAAGATGGCGTTGTACGAAGATCGTGTTCGGATGTACCACTACCAACCGTTGATTGATGAGCTGACGTTTTTGCAGGAGGACTTGTCCGGTAACAAGAGGAAAATTGACCACCCTTCGAACGGATCGAAAGACGTATCCGACGCTATGGCGGCCATTCTGCACTCTTTGTCCCAGCAAAAGCTGTCGGAGCCGCTTCCTATCCTGAAAAGCATGCCGTACTCTGGCGACGCCTGGATGGAAGAACAGCGGCAGGCAGGAATGGCTGGGAATCTGGAAGCTGCCGGGAACTCTAGTTTGCTGCCTGCCTTTTTGCTCGGGTCTGGTACAAGCGATGATTGGAATGGACCCTGGCGTCCATAAGGGTACCGTGCGGTACCAAATTAGGGAGACTCTGCCATGGCGCATCTTCGTGATCTAGTGGAAGACCTTCGGGCTCTAGTACCTGTGTCTATTCCTGGACAATCCGAAGCGCTGATGAGCGATCCGGTGTACGGGCAGCTGCATAATCTGTTAAGATCGGCAGTCGATAGTCCGGAAATGGACGCGCTATCAGCAGAAGAGATGCGCGCCTTCACAACGTTTCGTATCACGGTGTACCGAGCTGGCCAGATGGAGCCCACTACGGGTCGCAAGCACATTGGCGCGACTTGGCGAGGCGCGGCAAAGCAGGCGGTGTTGAAGCTGGCGATTGGACCTGAGACGCAAAGAGCCGTTCGCGAACTTATGAGTGGCGGCATTGGATGAGCACGCCGCTGGAACGACTGCGTGGGGTGTTTCCAGCTCCTAAGGAAGAGGGGCTCAGCGCTACCGCTCGCGTACTAAATCTCCCCTCTGGGGTGACTAAAGAGCTTGCGTCGCAGGCGATCGAGCAGCTAGACCTGGACCCCATCATCCGGGATATCGGGTTCATTGTGGCGCGCGAGATCGCAAATGAACTGGAGGCTATGGCTCTACGTCCCGCGGATTATGTGGACTTGCCTGACATGCCGCAAATGGTAGCGGGCATGGTGGCTAGCGAACTGGCAGCGGCCCCCGAGGTTTTCGTCAAAGCTCTCATCGAGCAGCTGAAACTTCGGGGCTAATCTGATAGGCAGGCACCGTGGGATTTTTTGGGGACGTAGCTGGACGAATTCGTGGTTATTTCAGGCGCGACAAGGAACAGGTCGGTCTGGAGATCGCCAAAGGCTCAACCGCCTCTGGCTATCCGACGTCCGGTTACGATCTGTTGCAGGCCTACGGGTATGATGTCCTTTCGGACTTCCTAAAACTCGAACATGATCTTCTTAGTCGATACATCGACTACGAGGAGATGGATGACTATCCTGAGGTCGCCACAGCGATTGATATCTTTGCGGATGACGCTTCGCAGCCCGAGACGCAGAAACATCGTTCTGTTTGGGTTACGTCTAAAGATGAGACCACCGAG